ACTATAAACATTATTACTATAAATATTATTACCTCCTTCATGAGCAGCAACACTTTCACTATCTACATTGTATCTTTTTCTTTCTGGTAATAAAGATACTATACTTTTATTTCCACCATTTTGTACTCGATGAATTGTTGATATTGATGGAACAGAAGAATTAACACGATGATGAGTCATATTAATTGTACTCTCATCATTTTTATAATATTTGTTATTGTGTTGATAAGAATTTGAAACATTAGATTGTCCTTGACCCATATTATATATTATATAGTTATTAATTTTTTTGATAAATTAATATTTCAATTATTATAAATATATTATAATTAATAATAATAACAATGAAACAATTAATTATAATTATATTATTATTTTTATTTATATTTGTTATTTATTATAAATATGATACTTATGATATGAATTATATTACATCAGATATTGATAATAAAAAATATTTAGTTAGAAATAGAATTGATAAAAAAAAAGCAGCAAATTTATTAGCAAATATTAATAAAAATATTAATATTCTCAGTGATTATTTAAATAATAATATAGATAAATACAAAGAATATGAACAATATATTTTACAATTAAAAAATAATATTAGTAATACAACAATACGAGAAACTTCATTTAATAATGAAAATACAAGTTATACAATTAATAAAGGTGATACAATTAATTTTTGCATTAGAAATAAAGCAATTTCTAAATTAACAGATAATTCAAATATTCACGATATTAATTTAGTTATGTATGTTGCTTTACATGAAATTTCTCACGTTGCTTGTCCTGAATATAATCATACGCCTTTATTTAATAAAATATTTAAATTTTTTTGTAATCAAGCCATAATTTTAGGAATTTATAAAAAAATTGATTATAATAAAAATCCTATTATTTATTGTGGCATCGAAATTAATAGTAGTATAATTTAGAAAATTACCAATATGGTAGTGAATAATGTGTATCAACCTCGTATTCTCTTCCATCGTCATCTCCATTAACTTCTTCTACATCATCCTTCAAAAAACTGTATTTATTAGTTCTGTCTTTACTAATTTTTTTAGAAGTTTTTTTTTTAATTTCTTTTATTTTTTTTAGATTTTCTTTTTTTAATAATTTTGTTTTTTCTTTCAATGAATCTGATGATGATTTTTCATTTGATGATTCTCTTGATGACTTTTTCACCAATTCTGAATTTTGACTTTGTCGTTTTTCACGACGTGAAAAGCCAATTGTAGGTTTTGTGCCTTTTCCGAACATATCTTTTGTTTTAATATAAATATATAATAAATTAAACAATATATTTATTTTTTCAATTATTTCTATGTCATAATAATAAATTATAATAATTTTATATATTTATAATAAATATGTTGAGTAAAATAGACAAACCATATAAAGTAATTTGGAAATATAAAAATGAAAATAGATATTCACAATATAATATTTATATATTTATTGGAAATTATAACATTGAGATTAATGATATTTTAGAAAAAATTAAAAATCTAAATTTGTTTGAAACTTTTAGTATTTTAAATGATGTTGAAAAAAAAAAATTAGTAAGTGCCTATGATGAAAAATGGTATGAATATTTTTTTAATATGTATCATATTATTTTTATGTTTTCACAAATTAATAATAATGAAAGTATGAAAAATGATATTGTAAAAAAATATGGCAAAGAATGGTATGATAAGCATATTGTTTCATCAAAAGCAATTGAAAAAAAAATTATTTATAGTCATGAAGCTCAAATTAAAAATGAACTTGAGAAAAAAAATATTAAAAAAGGAAGACTTATGTCTATTGGCAATAATGATGAAAATGAAAATTTTAAAATATCAAAAAATGATACGATAAAGACCATTGTCGGATTAAAAGATGATATCAAAAATAAATTAAAGAGAACAATAAATGATCAAACAATAAATACACGTGTAGAAAATACAAAAGATATTTATGTTAGTAGTGCTATTTCAAATACTTCTGATAGTTTAGCTATGATGTCTACAAATGTTAATACATCTGAACACAATATTAATCGTATATCTAAAAAAAAAAGTGATATTGTTGGAAAATTTTATGATTGGGAAAAAGGTAAATATATTACTTTAAATATTATTCTTTCTAAATCTTTAAAAAAAATAAAACGTAGTAAAAATAATGAAGATGAAAATGAAGAAGAAGAGGAAAATGAAGAAGAGGACAATGAAGAAGAAGAGGAAAATGAAGAAGAGGACAATGAAGAAGAAGAGGACAATGAAGAAGAAGAGGACAATGAAGAAGAGGACAATGAAGAAGGGGATAATGAAGAAGATGATAATGAAGAAGAAAATGAAGAGGAGAAAAATGAAGAAGATGAAAATGAAGAAGATGAAAATGAAGAAGAGGAAAAAGAAGCAAATAAAAATGATGATATAGAGAGTGAAGATACAAAAGATGATATTAACTATTATAATGACGATGTTATATTAGATGATAATTTAACAAAAACAAATGAATTAATAAGAAATACAATTTCTGATATTTCTATGAGTGATAAAAATAAATATATGTGTAATTTTAATGATACAAATGATAAATCAATGCAAATTGAAAAACTTAAAATGGTATATACAAAAGAATATATTAGAACACAATTTATTTTTATTGATGATACAATAAAAGAAATAAAAAATAAAATTTGTTGTTCAATAAAAAATAATGATAAATTTGGTGAAAATCCATATATTATACCGTCAAGACAATATTTATGGAGTGAATATATCTATAATGATGACATTAATAAAATTATGTTAGGTCAAAAATGGCTGAGACGTAATGAACTTTTAGAAATTGATGTAGAACCAGATACAAGATTATATTATTATGAACAATTACGGGATAAATTATTAGATCTAAAAAATATAATTAGAAAAGTAGGAGCAAGAAGCAAACGAGAAGATGAAGAAAATAAATTATTAGTTGATTATAATGATTATATTACATTTAATGAAATTTATATGATTGATATTTACAATGAACTAGGAAAAAATTATTCACCATCACAAGATACATTAAAAAATTTAGAAGATTTGTATTTTAAAGTATATTTCCCAAATATAAAAAAAGATGAAATTATAAATATTGTAAATTATTTAAATAATAAAACTGATATTGAGAATAACAAAAATAAAATAGTTTTTGATACTTTATATAATGATATGATAATACAAAATGAAGTTGTTAATGTAGTTGAAAATGTAAAAAGAAATGAAAAATATACACATTTATTTAAAGAAAATTATGTCACACATTCTGTTCTTCATATTAATTTAAGAATAATAAAAAATAAAAAATTAGATATGTATCGTATATTTAATGAATTTATTACAGATAGTAATTTTCCATATATTCAATATCAAACTTTAGATAGTGGCAATGATTATAAATATAATATAGATGAAATACAAAATTATTCTAAAGATACAGAAAATTCACAATTTTTATATAAATGGTTTGAAACTGGATATTATGGATTAAGTTTTAAAATTAAGATTGAAAAAAAAAGTGGTTTGAGTAATAAACATAGTTTTCTTAGTGTAAATATTAATGAGATTGGTAGAGTAGAATATAAAATTAATTGGCAAGAAGAAGAAAAAGCAACAATTGATGATATTAAAGATACTTATAAATATGTTAAAGATTTAATAACAAAAATTAATACTGACAGTCCTAGAAATAAAATGATAGTTCCAGAAGACATTGAATTTAAATTTGCTTTTATTAATACAATTTCAAAATTTGATTTACCAGAAAAATTTAAAATCGATCATAATGATTTGAGAGAATTTTCAAGATTATTTTATCCATATATTTCTTTAATTATTGATCCAAAAAAAAGAATGTCAAAAAAAAATATAGATAATGATAAATCCAAATATGGAACATACTTAAGATCAAAAAAAGTTTCAAATTATGATAATATTAATAAATTAGAACATAGAATCATGTATTTTTTTAAACAATATGAATTTAGTGAATCTAAACTTATAACAGAAATTTCGAGAGAATTTAATATTACAGAAGAAAGAACTCGAAAAGAAATTGATAGAGTAAGATTAAAATATCCAAATATTAAAAAATCAAGAAAAATATTAAAAACTCTTGATAAACCTCCCAAATTTAAAGCAGATGGTATTGGTATTGATATTCAAGGAAAACAAAGAGAAAATTATAAAATAAGAATTTCAGGAGCAAGAAACAGAGAACAATTATTTAGAATTATTGATTTTATAAATATTTTAATTCATTTGTATATTGACACTTATTTATATAAAAAAAAAGATAGACAAAAATTAAAAGAAACTTTAATAAAATTAACAGATATTGCTAAAAGTCGTTCAAAAGTTGAAGATGTTATTAATTATGAAAATAATAAAACTTTTAATATTAAACAAAAAATTACAAAAGATAAACAAAGAATTGGCTATAAACCTGAAAAAGGGCAAAATCAATGGACAAGAAATTGTCAAAATTCTGGCGATGACAAAAGACAACCTCAACAATTTAATAAATCAAGTATTGATGAATTACAAAAAATTGGTTATATATATAATAAAAAAACAAATACATATGAAAAAAAATATATTGAAGGAACTGGAAAAAATAAAAAAGAAATAATCTTAAAAGCTTTAAAATTGCCAGAATATAATGAAAAATTAGAACATACAGGTGATTTTGTATATTATACTTGTGATCCAAAAGAAAATAAAGATAATTATTATGTTGGTGTTTTAACAAGAGCAAAAAATCCATATGGTCATTGTATGCCTTGTTGTTTTAAAAAAGATCCAGCAATAACTAAAAATATTCAAAAAAGAGAATTTTATAATAAATGTATAGGAAATGAAAAAATGAATAACAAAAAAGAAGAACAAGAATATACAAATGTTGGAGAAAAATTATATATTTTACAAGATACAAATAAAATACAAGAAAAACGTTATGGTTATCTTCCAAAATTCATGGATATTTTTTTTAATATATTAATTGGTAATACAAATAAAAGAAGACAACATTATTTAGAACATACTGATGGATATTTTTTTAAATATGGAGCAGTAAATAATAATTATAAATTTTTGAATGCTATTGAACCTTTAATTAATAAAACTGTTGAAGAAATGCGTGAATTAATACTAGTAGCACTTAAAAATGATACAAATAATCAAATATTTTCTTCATTAAATAATGGAGATATTCAAACAATGTTTGAAACAAGAGAAAAATATATTGATTTCATAAAAACATCTAAATTTTTAGAATTTGAATTAGTAAAAGATATTATATGTATTCCAAATGTTATATTAAAATCTGGAATAAATTTAGTTGTATTTAGAAGAAAAATTACAATTATTAAGAAAAATTTAGAAAAAGATAAAACAGTTGATGATTTTAATTTAGAATGTGTAAATTCAGAAAGTAAATATATAATTAAAAATCCAAAAATTCCAACAATCTTTATTGTAAAAGATGGAAAAACATATTATCCTATTATTTTAGTTATTAAAACAAATAAAAATGACAAAAATATTGAAACACAAACATTATTTTATTATGAAAACAAAAAAGAAAATATTGTTAATCTTGTTTCTGATTTTGTTATAAAAAATTGTGATGATAGTAATATTGAAGTTATAAAAACAATAAGTGCAAGTGCAAGAAAAATATATTATGAGTTAGAAAAATTAGATAATAAAGATTTTAAAATAAAATATCAAATTTTAGATACAAGAAATAAATGTAAATTTTTAATTACAAGTGCTGGTTATATAATTCCATCACGTCCATCAGGTTCTTTATGGAATATTCATATTCTTAAAAGTTATGATAAATATGTTTCAAGTTTTGATGATACAATTAAGTATTTAGAAAAATTAAGTAAAGAAACACAATTATATGTACAACCATCAGGAGTTTATTATGAAAGTATTGAAAATGATAAAGCAAAAGTTATTTCAATAATAACAAAAACAAAAGAAATTGTTCCTATTAAAGAAGAATTAATTTCTCTATCAACACTTAAAAAAATGAATTTGATATATACAAAAAAATCATTAATTACAAAAATAGATAAAGAAATAGAAAAAGGAGCTACAAATATAAAAATTGATGAAAGAATACAAAAAATAAATAAAAATATTTTTATTGAAGAATCATATCAAATATTCAGACTAACATTTAGTGATTTTATAACAAATCCAGAAAATGAAATAATGAAAAACAAATTAGAAGATATTATAAAATCAAAATTAACACATCGAGAAAAAATTAATAAAATAAGATTATTTATTTATAAATTAATTGATCCAACTTTACATAAAAAATATATGGAACTAATGAATGTAAAAGATGATGATTTTCAAACTGGTGGTCGTGTTGAAAAACTTATTCATAAAATAAATAAAATACCAAATTTACTTAATTATGAACCAGACAATGATAGAGCAACATGTGCAATTCATGAAAATATGGAACAATGTACTAAAAATCCACATTGTTCATGGAGTAAAGAAAAATGTTATTTAAGTATTACTGTTGATATGATTGTTTTATTTGTAAATAAAATAGCAGAAGAATTAGCACATAATGATTTTAAAACATTTGAAATATTTAAAGTTGGTGATTATTATGTTTCAGATATTGTTGATAGAAGTAGATTTTCTTATATTGAAGGTCAAAAAATAATAAGAGCAAGTTCAAGTAATATTAAGAAAATATTAAATGAATTATTTGGTAAAGATAATGTTCCACAAATTGGAAAAAATATGTCAAAAAAATCAGAAAGTAAAAATTATATTACTTTAAATATCGAAAATCCATTAGTAGATCTTGTTGATTTTTATATTCAAAAAATTATTCCAGACAATCAAACAATTTTTCGTGTTTTTGCTAATGGTTTTCATTGGATAAAAAATTCACATTTTAATCCAGAAATGAGAAATATGGGTTATTACAGTCCAGAACAAACAGAATATGCCACTAATTTTAGATCTATTGTAATTGATTATCTTATTGACTCAGGAGAAAATTTATCACCATTACTTATAGAAAAATTAAATCTTAAAAATAAAATAGAAATAAAAAATAAAATAAATGAATATATTTATAATCTTTCTAATATTGTTGCAACAACTTCAAATGGCTATATTGAATTATTAATATTGTCTATTATTTACAAAGATTTAAGTATAAAGATATTTGATCATTATAATAATGTTATTGAATATATAGAAAATGGTTCTATTTATGATAAAAATCACATAACAAAAAATAAAATAATTGGTGTGAAATATGAATATCCTGAAAATACTAATATTCCTTTAAATATATATGCTTTGTATTATAAATAATTATTTAAATTGAAATTCTGAAATCATCATCTGTTTCAATGATAATTTCTATGCTTTTTTTCTTTTTTTTTTCTTTTTTTTCACATTCTCTTTG